GCTTTTTCTTTGGGTTATTTCTACTCATCATGCTTGTCTTGCCGTACATCTAAACCTCCAATTCATCTTCAATCATAGCTTTAGCGAGACGATGCGCTCGCTGTCCCACCTGATCCGCCCACCTGCTATCTAGCATCTGAGCAGCAGCCTCTTCCCAGTCTTCTTCCTGCATCGCATTGATGGCATTCTTGAAGTTCAGGAAGCGACTCATGCCAAGGTTGAATACCATGTCAACTACGATCCTCTGGCGTACCTCGCTCATGTCTCTCCACCAGGGCATCGCATTGTCCAGCTCCTTCGTCACTCGCAGGATATCGTTGTCTAAAAGGTATCTGGCTTCGTCTTCGGTGATGCCTAGCTCTTCGACGTTTCGCCCGACTCCGAGCGTTATGTACCCTGCGCTGCATGTGTAGCTCTTCAACTCCAATCCTTCGTGTAGTATCAGTTGATCTTTCAGCTTCTCTACATCCATATCCATATACCTCAAACCCTATACTTCCTCGTCTTTGCCATGATCGACTTTGGTTGGGCTACAAACTGCTTGCCCTTCCGCTTACCTTCACGCTTGGCTTTTGTCGTTGCTGCATATTCAGCAGGTGTGAGCGCCTTGATTGCCTTCTCAGGCAGATAGCGTTCGCCAGTCTCGCTCGACTTCTTGCCAGACTTGGTGCGCCACTTCTGCTCGCCCCACTTCTTTAATGAAGACTGCGATGGCTTCATTTGTAGCCACCGCCCTTGGCTTTGTATGTCTTGGCTAGTAGCTGTGCCTTACGCGCAGACCATTGTCCTGCTGCAGTGCCGTGTGTGGCTCTGGCAAGGATAGATTTGTACAGGCGTTTACGCATACCTGGCTTGGTGTAGTTTCCTGCTGCATTGACTGCCATTACTTCTTCAACCCCCTCATTCCACGCAAGCCAAAGCTCGCTGCGATTGATGCATACATTGCCCACTGGAACCAATCGGGTGTAGTCGCAAGAACCTCAAAGCCCCTGGTTACATATGGCTGTGTATGCGGGATAAAGCACATTGTGATAATAGCAATAAAGCAGACGGTCCAGGCTTCATCCTTCCAAGAATCCTGCGATCCTTGAGCCATGATCTTTTCCCAAGATGCCTCATGGGTAGCAGCAACCTTCATCACCTCTGCTTCTGCCTCAGCTCTTGCAACTTTAGCCTTGGATGCAGCCGCCTTCTCTTCTGCTTTGCCTTTGATCCAGCCACCCGCAATGTCACCGATCATAGGAAGTAGTGCTTGGATCATCCTCTTCCATCCTCCATCAATACTGCGCCAATGTAGACAGCTAGCTCATTCTCACCAGAACTACTCTTGGCTTCAATCGAAAAGTCCGTCTTCTCTCTCACCACGAATGGTACATGCAGGTTGAATGCAATGTCTTGCTGAAAGGTTGACTGCCAGAAGTGATGCTCTGTGCCTGTGCTTGTCACAGTACAAGCCCTGCTAACTAAGTGTTTGTTTGGGTTGACTGTGCCTGATGTGAAGTTCACCTGGTGTATCACTAGGTTCTTGCCCGCAGGTACTGTGTAATGAACACTCTGATCTGTGCCAAGACCTGCTGCAATATAGGCGTAGGTGACAGATGCGTTAGTGATACTGATGTTTCCCGCAGGTGGAGCGCCAAGAGTGTACGCCTGGTTGATGCGGAAGAACTGATTAGTTGTGGTGACTGGCGTTGTGCCGTTCAGCGTAACTACATCAAAGATCGACTCGTAGTTTGCATCAAGCCCAGATATCAGCACCTGACCTGTATCGCTAGCCGATGAGGATACCACAGACATTGTGAGCGCTGATCCAGGCCGCGGATATGGCGCTGCAAATCCATTGCCAACATGCTCAAAGCTCGTCTCAATCGTTTCATTAAATCCAAAGAGATGCACAAAGACAGCAGTGCTTCTGCGATTATTCGCAATCTCAAGCATTGAGTCTGGGCTACTAAAGTCTCTATGGAAATAAGCCATTACTTACTACCTTTGCTCTTGATTGCAGATGCACCAAAGAATGCTGACACCAGGACAGCAATCGATGCAAAGTAAGTTGGAGCAATATCAGCAATCAGTTGCGCTGCTGTACCCATAGACAAGGCATCGGCACAGAAGATACCGAATGGATATAAGAGCAACCCTGCCAGAGCGAACCAGGCCATCTTACGGATTGAGTCACGCTGGGCATCTTCGTCTTCCATTCTGCGACGACGGTCCTCAAGCATCAGCTCGCGCTCTTCTGGATCAAGCTCACCGTTACCATTGAGATCGTATTTCTGAATGTCTTCTGTCATAGGTCACCTCCCTTTAAGAGATATAAGCCAAAGTACAAAGGCCACGGCCCCGCCCACCACACCGAGAATAGCAATGCCAACAGCAGCATACAAAAATCCATTCTGTATGGCTTTCTTCTTAGCCAATTTGCGAGCTTCTTCACGCTTACGCTCTTTCTCTCTCAGCTCCTTGCGGGTTTGCATGAACCTCTGATAGTCGTCCCAAAGCCCTGCGCGGCCACTGTAGATAAACATTTGTTTTATTTCGGCTTCTTGCTGATGTATTTTTTCTAGCGCAAAAAAAGCGTCCATGTCTCCATCAGCCGCTTTCTTCTGTATTTGTTCTTTGGAGTCGGCAAGTTTTGTAAGCTGTGGCCCCATCTCCCCAACAGATGTAACGTGACCAGCAAATTCTTTGATCGCGCCGATAGCCTCATTCGCTACTTTGATTGCGGCTATGGCTTCAAAGATCATCTAGGTCACCTTCATCAATACGGCTACAAGCATGGCGATAATACTACCTGCTGCACCAATCATTACTGCCTCGATGCGCTTGATCCGCAGTATTGTTTCTCTCCATCTTTCTCCGCAGACAGCCTCATGCGCTTCCAGCCTGGTTTCAATGCTGTCGATTCGCTTATGTGCTGATGCCACGGTTCGCTTGTCCACTAGATTTCATCCGGCCAGTCGTTGATCGGAGCATTGCCTGTAGGATTGCCATCGTCGTCCACAGGAACGTCATACAAAGCCATAAATGCCGCATGGTCTGCCGCATTCGTTATCGCAGTTTCAATAGTCTCTGACGCAGTTCTGACAGCCGTTCTGTAATCTGATACGGCACTTGGTATCGCTGTTCCCGCTTCTGTTTTTCTCGTAACGTACCAGTCAGTTGATTGTAGGAGTCCTGCCGCTGTTGCTTTGACTTGGGCGATTGCATTGCTCTTGAGTCCTTTAGTAACTACCTGATTGCCATTTTCATCGAGGATCGGATTGTCATCTTCATCTACCTCGTTGACATCATCGATGTTCTTGGCTGTGTTCGCATCCCAGTAGAAACGATTGTCGTATGGTGCAGGATCAGCAACGTGGACTAAGCCCAGTGCAGTCTTCTCTGCGTCTGTTGTGCGATACCACCACTGTGGCGGATACTTCTTGCCAGTGTTGTCTGTGAACACTCGCCCTTCTCTTACACGCTTTCCTAAGTAAGTCCACATTATTCTGTACCTCCGTTAGCATACTTCAGTGGCTGATCTGCAAATGCCATGTAAATATACGATTCATTAGTAGTGTTGATGTCGCCAGACCCGCCTCGAATCTTAAACCCATTAGCATTAAATGAAATGTCATGATTTGTAGCATCAGTTTGTTCTGCCGCTGAAGTATTTGCTCTGAGGTAAACGCCATTGTCCGGTGTACGTTTGTTGTCGTACATAACCCACTCACGGCCAGAACTTGTACCTTTAATCATGACAAACGCAGGACGGAATCCAGTGTAAACAAACGGTGATGTGTTTTCGTAATCACTTCCTGTAACATCATCATCATAAGAACCAAACTTTGAGAAGCCTTCGACACTGTGGAAGGCATAACAGATCAGTTCATTACCAGAGCCGTTTGTCGAACTAAAACTACCGACTGTAATTACAGAAGAAGTTGGCGCAGCACCAAATGCATCGCCATTGGTAAATACAGAGTCAGTAGTGTCTAACTTCAACCATTGTGTTGCAGGGGTTGCTAAATCTTTGTGCCATACAAGCCAAGGTGTTGTCCCCGAATCACGGTTTTTAACTATAAACATTGAAGGACTAACTCCAAGCCCATGTCCAACCGTGTCCCCTGCTGTGCCAGTACCCGTATAACTCACAATACTAAACCCAGACTCCGTATTCGCACTCACTGTTGAAGTGATAGAGCCATCTGTGTTGGATACACCAGAGCCGTTGGCTTTCCAGTTCCAAGAAATGTAAGTAGTAGAGGAGTTTGTTCCATAAGTGCCATCTGTGCTACCAACAGTCCAAGTATGACCATTTGTGTCAAATGAGCTTAAATATCCAAATTGACTA